AGTTTCTACTGTAAAGTCTTTTCCTTTTTCCATTTTATTATAATTTAAAGTTTACACTATTGAAGGTAGGGGGGTGGTGAGCGGTATAGCCTCCGCACATATGGCGAAAAAAAATTTATTTTTGGTTTAAAATGCTTAAAGAGGTATAAAAAGTATAAACCGGGGGTTACAGTCTTTTCTAAATAGGGATGTTACATAAGACGATTTTTTAGCTATTTTTTAACTTAAGTTACTGATTCATTGATAGTAAGTTACAAAAAGTGTCAAAAGTTATGTAAGGGCGCCTTATATTTAATGTAAGAGTTTCTTACATAACTTTTTTGATTTTTAATAAATTAGACTAAAGTTATGCCAGTTATGCTTGTAAGATATTAGAAGATATAGTATATTTGATAATAAATTTAGTATTATGAAGGAGCATACAGAAAAGAAAAAAGCTGTGAAATACATTAAAGGATATGATAGATGGAATTTACCTGAATATGGTAATAAGATGGTTCCGGCTGATTATGTTCAAAGTTATAAAGGGTTCATATGGCATGTATATAAGTTGTCATTGACTGCGAGGAATGTTCTTGATTATCTGATTAATTATGAATTGGATGATAATAATATTGTAACTACTGACAGTCATATGCGTAAGCGATTGAATAAAGGATTGGTTGAAAGTGGATTGAAACCATATGCTGTAAGTAGTATTTCGTTTGCTATTAAGGAATTAGTTGAAAAGGAATTTTTATTTAAGATACAACGGGGTAGATATGTTGTAAATCCTATATATTGGAATAAAGGTAAGTTAATGCATCGTCCTAATAAGATACGGGTGATTATTGAATTTCAGAATGGTATACGTACTTCAGTTGATACCAGATTTATTACTGAGAGTTTGAAAACTATTGATGAACTTAAAGAGGATAAGAAAGTTGAAGTTGAAAAAGAGATTGAAAAAAAGAAAGAAGAGTTGTTTACTGAAGATGAGGTTTTGGATTTCACTGGTATTAAGGATGCTCCGTCAATCAAACCGCACAAACCATATAAGGAAGGTGGTATTGTACCACAGACAGTAGATGAACCGCATACTGAGTGGAGTATTGATTTTGATATATGATTCATCTTTTGTAAATTGTGTGATTATAGATTTAAAATATAGGATATGAAAGATTTAAGTTTATTATTAGCTACTCTTTTTTGGTCAGCTGACCAGGCACATCTTTGGCATTTTCAGTGTGGCAAGAAGAATTTGCATACTCTTTTGAATGAGTATTATGATGAAGTACGGGAGGATTTAGATGATATAATGGAAGTATGGATAGGGGTTACAGGTAATTTGCCTGAAGCTAAGAAACCATTGGTTCTTATTGATTATAAGGATATAAGTCAAGTCAGAGAACATTTTGATATTGTTTGTAAGATACTTACTAAGGTAAGTGACAGTGTTACGGAAAGACATTTGCAGGCTCCTATTGATGATTTACGTGAAGATATTGCAAGGTTTAAATATTTGCTTTCATTATTGGATAGTAAGGTAGTAACACCGAAACCGGTAAAAGAGCCGGTAAAAGAGCCGAAGGAAAAAGAAGTAAAGGATGATGAGCCGCCTGTTATAGTAACAAGTATGAAAGATAAGATTAAGGAACCTGTTATAGTAACAAGTATGAAAGATAAGATTAAGGAATTTTTAAATAAATAGTAAATGAGAGTACATTTTGATGAACCGTCGCATACATATACTGACACGCAAACTAACCAAGATTACATTTCGGTTACAACTCTTATTGGTTTATATACTCCGCCCTTTGATACTGATTATTGGGCAACTTATAAGGCAGTTAAAGATGTGTTGGAACCAGTTGGTTTATGGTTTACGTACAAAAGGAAAGCCGGGGGTTGGGAAGGTGTTGTTGATTTTTATAAAAGACGGGGAGCAGCCCCTTACGATACCGGTATCGAAGAGCGCAAACAATGGTACATACAAAAATGGAAAGAGGATTCGGATAAGGCATGTGAACTTGGAACTGCACGGCATAAGGAAAAGGAGATTGAAATACTCGGTCAGGAAGTTATCAAAAAGAAAAATGTAGACCATACTACTCATTCTGGCGATATTGAGGTATTTAAAGGCGTTGAGAATGGCATATTTGCAGAGCTTCTGATATATGATACTGAATATCATGTAGCAGGTCAAGCCGACGTAATTTATAAAACTGGTAATCAAGTAGTTATAAAGGATTATAAGACTAATAAAAAAATAACAAATGAGCCTTTTAACAATGAAAGGATGCTTCCTCCGGTAGATGAATTATATGATACGACATTTAATCATTATATGTTACAGCTTTCAACATACGGATATCTTCTTGAGCGTCAGGGTTTTAAGATTCAAGAATTAGAAATTATACATTTGAATAGAGAAACCGGACAACTTGTTACTACCATTAAAATGCCTTATCGACCCGACCTTGTAAAACTTATGATTGAAGATTATTTGTCACAGCAATCACATAGTGGTTGTATTTCTGATAGTAATAACAATGTAATTACATTTAAGTGATTTTAATAAGTAATTAATAAGTGTTATTACTATATAGATAAGAGAGTCGAAGAATGTATAATCTTGATTTATAAATAATTACAAAGATTGTATACTAATACCCATTAATATATACCCTAATCCAATATAATGTACCTATTAATACCGGTTAGTATTTTTAATTTTATATAATAATTATATTAACATATAACTAAGTAAATATTATGAGAATAAAGAAAAGTTTTATATATTTGTTAATATAAAACATAAATTATGAGTAAGACGCTTTATCAATCGCAAACAGTTAATTTTGAAACAGGAGAAATTGTTGAATCTACTCGTGTCGAAACTAAGAAAATTGAATATTATTATAGTCAATTTAGTGATGACATAGCAACTGAAATATTAAATCTTACAGGTCTTGAACTTAAAGTATTAATGTTATTAGAAATTCATGCTGACCCTAAAACAAATGAACCTATTTTAGGTAAAAATGATAGACGTAAAATGTTAAATAATATAGGTATTTCTACTAATACTTATTATGTTATTAGAGCACGTTTACGAAAAAAAGGTATGTTGATAATTCACAGAGATATTGTAATTGTTAATCCTTTATATTTTTGGAGAGGCACGGTAAGAGATAGAGAATTGTTACTTGAAGAATTAAGAGATGATAGATTAAGTACAATTACATTTAAGTGATATGTTAAAATTTACTGTAGCTGACGGAAAGGTCAAGCTTGATGGCATACATGCCAATATGCAATTTGTTAAACAAGTCAGAAGAAAGTATAAAGGTGAGTTAGGAATTCGTGTACTTACTTTTGTTCATCTTGCTGCACGAATTGACCAGAATGCTCCGTTCTTTACAGCAGCACCTGATGAAATAGAGGAGCTTGTAATGCGTCAGTTGTTTACTGAAGGTGAACGTGCAAAGCTTGATGTAAAGCAGCTTTGGGAATGGGTTGAAGAATATCAGAAAATGTATGAAACACCTGAAGCTCGTATTGTTAAAATTTATAATGATAAGATTGATGAAATGCGTCAGTTGATTGAGGACACGGAACCTGAGATTGTCGAGAATATAAAATCAAACGGTGAAAAGTCTTATGCAACTAACCTGAAGATACTGACTGATTTAATGAAGGAACTTGGTAATCTTTGGGAAGTTAAGGAGAAATTGGAAGCTAAGATTCGTAAGCAACAGGTAGCCGGTCATGGTCGTGCCGGTAAAACCCCGTCATTACTTGAAAAACAAATGTTAAATGGATAGTTATGGATAAAGCAGCAAAGCAAAAGAAGAACCTTGAACATAAGAAAGCTAAAATGAAGGTTAAGAAAGATATTGATATATTTCGTCAGGAGTATGACCACGAAGAAGTGGATACTCTAAATGATGATGAATTTTATGCATTGGAAACTGATGATGGTGAACCGTTATTTGGCGGTCAGGCATTGCCCGGTTCACTTATTAAATCAATGATGCATGAAATAGAGAAACAACCAAAAGAAGATGATTAATGTATAAAGCTCCTGAAATATATGTAAAGAATCAACCTAAGTGTATTTTACCAAGTTCGTTTTTTACTGGTAGATTTCCGCCTGATGTACATCCGGATAGTTTAGACTATCAACAATGGTGGGCTGAAGAAATTAAGAAGTGTAAAGAAGGTTGGAAAGATGGAGGTTATTATTTAACAGGTCCTCATTATTATTTTCTTAATCATAAGAAAATTAATATGTTAGATGAACATAACAAACCTGTTATAGACCATCCGTATTTTTCAATGATGGATGCTGAGGTATTTCAAGAGATGGAAGATGCAAGAAAAGCAGGACAAGGATTTATAATGATTACTGCTCGTGGATTTGGAAAAAGTTTTATTGCCGATACTATTGCTGAACATGAATTTATCTTTCAACCTGCATCTGAAATAATTATTTCTTCTTCTGCTGATTTTTTTTCTAAAGAATTATGGTTCAAAATTAAACTTGGATTAAACAGTGCTCCTGATGAAATTAGGCCGAATTTATTAAGTGATACTAAGGATTATTTAGAAAGCGGCATACGATGGAAAAATCCTGACACAGGAAAGGAAAGAATTATTGGATATCGTTCAAAAATGCATCGTATTGTTTATGATAATTCCGCAGGTAAGACTCGCGGAACACGTCCGAATATACATATATTTGAAGAAATTGGTTCTTGGACTGGTAGTGCTTCTCTTATTGATTGCTATAATATGACCTCACCCTCATGGTGGAGAGGTAAGTATTTTACATCGTTTCCTATTTTGATTGGTACTGGTGGTATGATGGCTCAAGGGGGTTCAGAAGATGCAAAGATAATGTTTGAAGACCCTGAAGCATTTAACCTAAGAGTATATGAGTGGGATGGACAAACTGTCGGTAAGTTCATACCCGCATATCGTAAGTTTGGTGGTTTCTATGAAGAAACAGGTATATCGGATGAAGAAGGTGCTAAGAAGTTCTTAGATGCCCGTAGAGAGAAGAAGAAGAAGAATATCAAGTCGTATCAGCAGGAACTTCAGGAATTTCCTTATGAACCTCAGGAAGCATTTATGATTTCAGGATTTTCTGTATTTGATGTTAATAAGTTGTATAACCGGTATGCTGAAATCAAACGCAGTAAAGAGTTGCAGGGAATGGTTCAGCGCTGTGACCTTAAATTTGTGAGAAGTGGCGGAAGGATTATAGGTGTAGAACTTATACAGGATAAGAAAGGACCGTTTGAAATTGTTGAGCATCCTAAGACCGGACCTGATGGTAAAGTTGTCAGGGGATTATATGTTGCAGGTTGTGACTCATTTGATGCTGTTGAAGAAGAGTTGCCTGATAAAGAGGATGCTAAATCAGCAGGTGCTATTTTTATATATAAAAGGTTTTGGAAACCCAGCGAAACAGGTAATATATTTGTAGCAAAACTTGTCCAGCGTACTGCAAATGCTTCTGAATTTTATCTTAATACTGTGAAACTTAATATGTATTATGGTTGTAAGATGTTGTATGAGCATACAAAGATTGGTATTGCTCAATATTATATCACAAATCGTTTTACTCATTTACTTTATCCGCGTCCTAAACTTGACCAGGTGCAAATCAAGAAAAGTCAGAGTACTAATATGTATGGTATAACAATGCCTATTCAGGTTAAGCAACATGCTATTAACAGGTATCGTGAATATATTGACCATAATATTGACCAGATGTACTTTCCGTCACAAATACTGGATGCAATGAATTTTCGTTGGGGTTCAAGTAAACATGATGAAACAATGGCTGCAAGTATAGCAATACTGGCAGATGATGATATGTATGAAGTTAAAATACGGGAAGAAAAGGAAAAAGCAAAAGAATATCCTAAGTTCCGTCGTACTCCGCAAGGTGAGATTATTTTTGATTAATTTATTAAATTTGCGTTTATAAATATAATTCGTTATATTTCCGGTTGACGTGCAAAGCATATTACAATGAGTGAAACACAAGGTATAGGATTAACTTCATTATCTACCGGGTATCGACCTAAACAGAATATACCTGAAGAACTGAAGGATAGAGAGTGGGCAATTAGAAATGTGGATTGGTGTATTTCTGTTTCACCTATATATTGGAAGAATTATGATAATCATTTGTATGATATATATAATGGTGTATATCGTGAAGATGATTACAAGTTGATAACAGAACAATATGGTGTAGAATTTCCTGCCGGAAAACTAAAACACATACCTCTTATACGACCGTTGCTTAATTTACTGGAAGGTGAATATGAGGAACGGTCGCTTAATTTTCAGGTAAAAGCTGAAGATACAGATAGTATCAACAGTAAAATTGAGAAAATGAGTTTTGAACTCCTGCTTGATATTGTTCAGCTTATTAAGAGTGGTGCGGATATAGATGTTGAAATGTCATCACTTGAAAAATATTACAAGGAAGAGTTTCAAACAGAAACTGAAATCAGTGCTCATCATGCACTTCATTATTATATAAAGACACATCATCTTGAACGCTATCTTAAAGATAATTTTGTTGACAGGATGATTACAGGTAAAGAATACTATCGTACTCAGGTAAACCGTATTGGTGAAGACCCTGTATATACACCTATCAGACCGGGTAATTTATATTTCTCAAATACAAATGTTAAGTGGGTAAAAGAGTGTGATTGGGCTGTTTATCCTGTTAAGATGTCACCTACACAGATATTGGATTTCTATGGTGAACGTATGGAACCGGCTGACCGTGCTAAGATTGAGGAATGGATTGATATGTATTATCGTGACAGTTATAAGCTTAATAGTGTGCAGGATGCTGACAAGATAATTGAAGATACTGAAGACTGGAATAGTTTTTATGCTTCTCAGCTTGGTATGATTACTGTTTATCATGTTGAATGGAAAAGTATTCGGAAGGTATATTATATTGAGAATCCTAATCCTTATGTACCTGATGCCCCGTTTATTAAATATATACCTGAGAATAAGTTGCATACTGTTAAAGGTGAACGTAAGAAGAATTTGAAGGTTAGATTTGTACAGGATTTATGGCAGGGTATACGTATTGCTGATAATATATATGTTGACCTTGGACGTGTAAAATATGCACGCAGGAAAATGAGTGAACCGTCAAAAGTGTATCTTACTTTTAACGGTCCGACATATAGCGGTAAAATAAAACCATATTCACTTATTCAACAAACTGAAGATATTCAAAGATTATATGATATTCTGCATTATCATAAAGAAAACCTGATTGCTATATCAGGTGTTAAAGGTATGGTAATGGATTCTTCGCAAATACCTGATTTCGGTATGGGTTCTTTTAAAGAAAACCTGAAGATGTGGATGTATTATAAAAAGTTGGGTGTTGCTTGGATTGACCGTTCACAAGAAGGTGTTGACAAAAGTTTTAACCAGTTTTCAACTTATGATGATACTCTCGGTCCGGGACTTGAAGCTATACTTGCAATGATTACTCATTTGGAAGAATTAGCAGGTCGTATTATTGGTGTAAATCGTCAACGGTTAGGTGCAATGTATCAACGTGATGGTAAAGGTGTGAGTGAGAATGCTATTGTACAATCTGCTCTTACTACTGCACCTATATTTGCAGAACATGATGAATTTGTACGTCAGGCTCTTGAAGATATATTGGATGCATGTAAAGTTGCATGGAAAAATGGTTATACTAATGCATATATTTCTGACCAGTATTTACAGGAAATATTTACATTTATGCCTGAAATGTCGCTTATTAATACAGGTGTTTATTTGACAAATACTGAAAGCGATAAACGAAATATTGAAGAAATGAAAGCATTTGCATTTCAAATGGTTCAGCATCAAATGATGGAATTTCAGGATATTATGCCGCTTTTTCGTAAATCAAATCTTAAAGATATACAGTATCAGATTGATACTGCACTTCAGCGTAAAAAGAAAGAACTGGAAGCTAAAGAGCAGCAAGCAGCTCAGGCAATGCAGCAATTACAACAGGCTAAAGACCAGGCTGAAATTGAAAAGACACAAGCTGAAATTAGAAAGTTATATGCTGAAGCTGAAAAGATAGTTAAAGAAGCTAATATTAAAGGTCAGGAAATTGCTAATCAGGCTGAAAAAGACCGTAAAGAAATTGAACTTGATAAGCGAAGAGTTGACCTTGAACAAGCACAGCTTAATGCGAGCACACGTGTCGCAACACAAGGAAAAGCATCACAATCAGTTAAAAATAAAGCAGAAATCAAAAATCAATAATTATGCAAATTGAACAAACAACAGACGGTTTAGGTGAAATATCCAATGAACAGGAATTAATGAATTATCTCAATACTGAAGATAATAATACATTACCTGAAGAAGATAAGAAGCCGGAAGAATCACCGGATGATAAGAAACCTGATGATACACCTCTTGGTGATGATTTACCTACAATGGGACAAGCAGGTCTTGATGGTAAAGCTGAGAAACAACCGGTAGATGATGATGAACCGGAAGGTGGGAAAAATGAAGAAGAAATTGAATTTTCTAATATTATTGAGTATATTGACAAAAAGCACAATTTAGGTTTAAAAGTAGACCAGCTTCCCGAAGACCTTGACAGGGCACAGGAAGCAGAAATTGTAGCTGATTTGTTTGAGAAAGTAGCTGCTAATGCCGAAAAACAGATTAATGAGTTCAAAGAAGTCGCACAACTGTTGGAAGACCAGGAAGTAGCTGCATTCATAGAAGCCAAGCGTCAAGGCGCTACGCTTAAAGATTTTCTTGATGTTTATGCTTCGAGTATTCAGGGTATGGATGATGAATCTGTTATTAAGATGGATTTGAAAAATCAGTATCCGAACATGACAGAAGATGAAATAGCAGACTTGGTAAGTGACTATAAAGAGAAAGGTGTACTTACCAAGATGGCTGAAGCATCAAGAACAAAGATTCAGGAATTTGAACGTCAACGTCAGGAAATTGAAGAAAGACATGCACAACAGGATTACGAAAAGAGTGTTCAGGAAGTTGGTGCTATTCTTCAAAATACTAAAGAAGTTTATGGCGTTCCTCTTACTGATGATATTAAGAAAGACGTATTTGTTGCTGCTACGCAACGTGACCCGCAAACAGGACTTACGTATCTCGACCAGGCATTACAAAGTAATGAAGGTGTGATACTTGCCACATTAGGGTTATTGCATATGCAGGATTTGATGAAAGCAAACGCATCAATAAATACAAACAGGCGGAGTAAGAAGTTGGTGGAGAAGTTGTTTGAAGACCCGCGTGATTTACAAAGTAGTTCACCCGAT